GCGGGTATGATTGAGTTGCGTTCCGGCTTTTCCCCATTTTCCGGCGCGGCATATGAAAACGCTATTTTCCGGGGCGCGGTTGATACCATAGCAAAGCATACCGCAAAACTAAAGCCGCGCACAATTCCGGCAATACAGCGGCTTGACAGATTGCTACAGCTAGAGCCTAACCCATACATAACGGCGTATGATTTACTGTATAAAGCGGCAACGGCTTATTTTTGCGATAACAACGCCTTTATACTCATACACCGGGACGGCGGGGAGAACGTGACCGCGCTATATAACCTAACCCCGGCAAGCGTGGAGTTTTTGCAGAGCGGCGAAAAAATGTATTGCAAGTTTCTATTCAAAGACGGCGAAAGTGTTGTATTGCCATATTCAGATGTGATACATTTACGGCGGCATTTTGCAAAAAATGAGTTGCTAGGGAGTGACAATGCCGCGCTATTCCCGGCACTTGAAACAGCGCACGCGCAGACCGAGGGCATAAAGGCGGCAATACAAAACGGCGTGACAATCCGGGGGATTATAAAAACAGATATTGTACTCAATGATGATAAACTCAAAGAGGTAAAAGATTCCTTTGTGCGTGATTATTTACAAGTCAGCAATAACGGCGGGGTTGCCGCGCTTGACGGCAAAATGAGTTATACACCGATAACAGCCGCGCCTGTCACAGTAGACCCGGAACAGTTGCAAGCGATACAGGGGCAGATTTACGCATATTTGAACGTATCAGCCAAAATTGTCAGCGGGGAGTATACAGAGGATGATTTTGGGGCGTTCTATGAAAGTGTCATAGAGCCGTTAGCCTTGCAAATGTCCCTAGAGTTTACCCGGAAAATATATACAGCGCGGGAGCGGGCTTTTGGCAGGGAAATCCAGTTTTGCAGTGAGCGGCTAGACTTTACGAGCGCAAAGACAAGGATTTACCTTTTGCGGGAATTGTTGCCATACGGACTAATGACAATCAATGAGGGGCGAAAGTTGCTAAATCTTCCCGATGTGCCGGACGGTGACAGGCGGCTACAGAGCCTAAACTATGTCAATGCAGACAAAGCGGACATTTATCAAGAAATAGAAAGCGAGGAAATATAATGCAGACACGACTTTGCGAAGTGAGAGCCGGGGAAACCCCGCTTGTTATTGAGGGGTTAGCCATTCCATACGATACCCCGGCAGATGTGAACGGTTATACAGAGGTTGTACGCGCCGGGGCGTTGGATGGCGTGACACTTGATGATGTTTTATTATGTTGTAATCATAACATGGCAGATGTTCCCTTGGCAAGAAGTCCCAAAACCATGACTTTGACGGTGAGCGGCGCGGGGTTAGAGTTTCGGGCAAGTTTGCCGGACACCGCGCAGGGGCAAGAGGTATATACAGCCGTAAAGCGCGGCGATTTAACAAAAATGTCGTTTGCCTTTTCGGTTGCGGACGGCGGCGAAACATTCGAGGGCAACACGCGAACGATAACAAAAATAGCGCGTATATTTGAAATTAGCCCGGTAAACTTCCCGGCGTATAGTGATACGGCGGTTTATGCGCGGAATAAAGATAAAGGAGTTGACGAAATGCAAAACTATAATCCTATCACCGGGGCGGCGTTTGACAGCGGCGCGGATGTGAGCGGCGCGGAGTACAAAAACGCCTTTTTCAAGTCAATGTTAGGGCAAACCTTGACGGAAGCAGAAACACGCGCATATAGCAACGTGAGGGCAAAAAAGCGCGCCGACGCTTTTAATACCCTCACCAATTCGGCGGCGGTTGTGCCTGATACGACACTAAACGAAATAATCAGCAAGGCGCGGACAATGGGCGGGTTATTCTCTGAAATCCGTATGTTTACAATTCCGTCAAATGTTACCGTTCCGATTGGTACACCGACAGCAAAAGCGGCGTGGCATATCGAGGGCGCGGCGGTTGACAGGGAAAAAGCGGAAGTTAGCCCGGTTAGCTTTTCGGGGTATGAGTTGCTTAAAATGTTCTCTTTGTCGGTTGCCGCAAAGCGTATGAGTGTTGCGGCGTTTGAGCAGTACATAACAGAGGAATTGACGGAAAGTTTACGCGCCGCGATAGGTGACGCGATTGTGAGCGGGACAGGCGCGGGACAGCCGACAGGCATATTGACCGGGGTGACATGGGATGATACAAACAGCGTGGAAGTTGATACATTCGCCGCAGATGATGTACTAAAACTGATTGCACTATTAAAGCGCGGATATGGCAACGGCGCGGCGTTCGCTATGTCGAGCCATACGCTGTATAACAGGGTGTACAGGACAAAGACAACAGACGGCGCGTTTATATTTACGGTGGATAATCAGAATGATACAATAATCCGGCTTTTCGGTTTTCCGATTGTTGTTGATGATTTTATCCCGGATGATACAATACTCTTTGGCAATTTCAAATATTACGGCGTGAATATCCCGGAGGGTATAGCGGTTGAGGTATCACGCGAGAGCGGTTTTACAAGCGGTTTGATTGACTATAGGGCTATGGCAGTAGCGGACGGCAAGCCGCTTGTCGGGGAAGCGTTTGTCAAGTTGACAATAGCGGCGGCGAAAAAATGATATTTACGATAGAAGAAGCGCGGGAAGTATTGCGGATAGACGGCGCGGACAATGACGAGCAGATTATGGCACTACTGGCAGCCATTCCCTCTTATTTGGAGATAACGGCAGGGTACATAACAGCCGGGGAGTTTTCACCGCTTGCAAAGACGGCGGCGCGGTTTATCTTGCAGTTGTGGTATTTTGGGGATAATGCCGATATTGCAAAACTACAGCGGGTTATTGATAACTTGCTCAAAGCGTTGTCTTATGAATGAGTTTTACAATAGCCAACAATGGCGGCGGGTGTCTAAACTCTTTTTGAAGTCAAAGCATTTTATTTGTGAACGGTGCGGCGGGTGCGGCGATGTTGCACACCATAAGATACACCTAAACAGATGGAATGTCAACAATCCCGATATTTCCCTCAATATGGATAATTTGGAATGTCTGTGTTTGGCTTGCCATAATGCCATACATAGCGCAAGCAAGGCAACGGCGGCGGGGGTATGTTTTGACCGCGAGGGAAATCTTGTAAAATCTGAATAGTTGGGAAAGTTATACCCCCCTATTCCCGCCAAAAAAATCTATATCATAACATCGGGCAGGGGGTATACTTTTCCTCTCCAGAGTTTTCTGGGAATTATTATAACATAGGGGTGACATAGCATGAGAAAGAGCAAAGACCAGTTGAGATTAGAGGACATACAGAGCCGTATACCCGAAGAAAAGCAGACAGCGGCAGAATATCTCATTGATGAGATTCTTTTCCTCAAAAAGCCTATGCGGGACTGTAAGAAGAAACTGGAAACAGACAGCGGAGAGGTTAGGAACTATGACACCCTCTGCAAGCGTTATAGTGCGCTTATAAAGCAACTAACAGACCTCTTGCCTAAATCTATCCCCAAGAGTGAAAAAGACGAATTGACATCGTTTATCGACACTAGCAAGGTATGAGTTACATACATGAGTACAACTCATTGATACAGTCCGGGGAGCTTCCCGCTTGCAAGCGTCTTTTGCGGGTATACGGGTTTTTGTCGAATAATATAAAAAACTCTAATTTTATCCTTAGTGCTGAAAAAAGTGATTACGCCGTGGAGTTTATAGAGCGTTTCTGTAAGCACTCTAAAGGCGAATGGGCGGGGCAAGGGGTAAGGTTAGAGTTATTTCAAAAAGCGTTTATTGAAGCGTTATTTGGTATCATAGACCCGGTAACAGGGTTACGGCGTTTCAAAGAATGTTTCTTTTTGGTGGGAAGAAAAAACGGCAAGTCAACCCTGCTTGCCGGGATTGCGCTTTATATGATGTTAGCGGATGGCGAGGGCGGCGCGGAGATTTATTCCACCGCGACCAAGTATGCCCAAGCGCGGCTACTCTTTGACGAATCCCATAATATGGTATTGCAGTCGCCCTCTTTGAAAAAGCACGTTAGAAAGCGCAAGAGCGACCTTTACCATGAGGCAACATTTTCCAAGTTTATGCCGCTTGCGCGTAACTCTGA